CCATTTTTTTGTTTTCCGCAAAAGAATACGAGCAAGCAAAAGAAACATAAAAGCGAATTCCTTCTAAAATGTTAATTGACATTAATGTCAAATATAATTTCTTCTTACGAGCATCAATACTATCTTCCGGGATACTATTAATTAAATTATCATAATAATGAGTTACAGAAGAAGTTCTTTTTAAAATTTCTTCATCTACTAATATTTGATCAAATATTTCTCCAGGATTAGGATAAATATTTTTAATAATATAAGTATATGAATAAGAATGTATTGTTTCAAAAAATTCCCAAGACTTAGCAAATGCCTCTAATTCAGGATTTGAACAATCTTCTAAAAGATGTGAAATCCCTCGAGATTGTACTGAATCTAACAAGATTTGATAACCTAAATTTTTCGTAAAAATAAATTGTTCATGAGGCGTTAAAGAAGTATAATCAGCTTTTTCTTTAGACCCTAAATTAACTTCTTCTGGTCTCCAAAAAAAACCTATTTGTTTTTTAAACAATTCAAATATATTAGGGTACTTAAAAGAATCATACCTTTGTATATTTAAAGGTTGCCCAAAAAACAAAGGCTCTTTTAAAAAATCTACTTGATTGAGATTGATAATTGATTTGCTATTCATACTATTCATAATTATTTTAAGTTATACTGAACATGCTCCACCTTCACATCCTGCTTCAACTAATGAATTATCTTCTGTAAAATTAAGATTATCTTTTTTAGAATCAAAATCAAAAGTGTCTTTTTTATCATCATATGTGTTAGCATAATATAATTGTTTTCCACCATACTGATAAAAACTCATAATATCTTTAGTAATTTCTCCAATTGGAATTTCCCCGTCTTTAAATTTAAATGGGTTATAATAATGATTAACACTAATACCTTGGTCAATCCATTTTTGCATTACTGCTGTAATTTTATTAATAGAATCATTAGTTACTTGAAATGCAAAACCATATTTATTTTTCAATTTTGTCATTTCTGGAACCACCATTCTTACTGTACCTTGTTTAGATTTTTTAGTAATAATTAAATCTCTAATTGGCTCAATTCCGTTAGTTGAGTTTGTAACTAAAGACGAACTTTCACAAGGCATTAATGCAGTTAAAGTAGAATTTCTTAACCCATATTCTTTAATATCTTTTCTTAAAGATTCCCAATCCAAATTTAATTTATTATCAACTAACTTATCGACATTTTTATTGTAAGTATCAATAGGTAAAATTCCTAAAGAATACTTAGTTTTATTAAACAATTCACATGCGCCTTTTTCTTTAGCTAATTTGTTTGAAGCTAATAAGCAATAATATTGAATATGTTCAAATAATTTATTAACCGTTTCTAGTGTTTCTTTAGATGAATCATAATTTAAATTATGTTTTGCTAAGAAATAAGCAAAATTAGTCACTCCAATACCTAATGATCTTCTTTGTAACATTTTTTTTGCCGCCTCGATTGGATAATCTTGGTGAGTAATAACTCCATCTAAAATTCGTACTGCTTGCTCACAAACATCTTTTAAATCTTCTTCTAAATGTGACATTCTTACAACACCTAAATTAATTGCAGCTAATACACATAATGCAATTTCACCTTCTTTATCATCTACAGCACTAATAGGGCGAGTAGGTAATGTAATTTCTTGACATAAATTAGACATCCATATTTTATCTTGAAAAGAACTGTGAGAATTTGCATGATCTAAATTTTGAATATAAATTCTACCTGTATCTATTCTTTCTCTGGCGATTGATGATATTAAATCTCTAGCTGAGATAGTTATTTTACTTATATTAGGATCTTTTTCATATTGCTCATATAATTGAGTGAATTTTTCATCATCAACCCCAAAAGTACTCATTAGAAGAGGAACTTCAGCTGGAGAAAATAATGAAATTGATTTATTTTCTATAACTCTTTTGTAAAACAATTTAGATAATTGTATTGAATAATCAGCATGTCTTACTCTATTATCATCTGTTCCTTTATTGTTTTTTAATACAATAATGTCTTGTATTTCTTTGTGCCAGAAAGGAAAATGAATTGTAGAATTACCTCCTCTAATACCATTTTGTGTACATGATCTTGTTGTATCTTGAAACATTCGTAAAAACGGAATCACTCCAGTATGCACTACTTCACCGTTTCCTATTTTATCTCCTAAAGCTCTAATTCTCCCTGCATTAATACCAATACCCGCTCTTCTAGCTGTATATTTTCCTATAGCTGTATTAGAATTAAAAATACTGTCTAAACTATCATCTACATCAATAAGAACACAACTAGAATATTGTTTAATGGGAGTTCTTGCGCCAGCCATAATTGGAGTAGGAAGACTTAATCTATGCTTAGAAGCACAATTATAAAATTCCTTAATTAACTTTATCCTATTAGGCTCATTCATATATAAAGTCATAGGAATTAGTATATACATAAATTGGGGAGTTTCATATATTTTACCTGTTTTACGATCTCTTACTAAGTACTTATCAATTAATTGTTGTATACCAGCATAAGTAAAATCATAATCACGGTCATGTACTATAAAACTATTAATTTTTTGTATTTCTTCTTTAGAATATTTTTCCAATAAATCCTTTTCATATACCCCTAGTTCTACATTTGTTTTTATAACCTCATATAATGAAGGTAAATTGATAGCCGAACCGAATACTTGTTTACGCAATAAATAATTTGTTAAATTTGCAGCAACATATTGATAATTAGGTGTTTTAACACTAATTAAATTAGTTGCAGATTGTATTAATACTTTATGAATTTCTTCTGTTGTTATATTATCATATAATTGTAATTTAGCATTCATTGCAACATCTGAAGCAGATACCCCTGAAATACCTTCTGTTGCCCATAATAAAATTTGATTAATTTTTTCATAATTAAGTTCTTCTTTAGAACCATCGCGTTTAATAACATGTATCATTGCTTTATCTTTTAAAATTATTTTTAGATATGAACTACTTAAAGGTTAAAAATCTATTATCTTTTGCGAATAAAGTTGTAAAAATATATATCAAAAAATAGCATAAAAATATTTGCAAAAGTTTTAGTTTACTAAAACTTTTTATTATAAAAAAAAAAAATCTTCTATATTTATTTATCCTGTTTTTTTACTACGAATTTCGTCTAGTTTTTTTCTAGCGATATCTAACCCCTGTAATGTAGTTTCTTTCATTTGTTTGTCATATAACAAACTACGTTGTACTGTTTCTAGCTCCATAAACAATACTCTATTAGGATCGTATTTTAATTTTAACATCAAACCTTTAGGACCTAAACGATTTTTTAAAACTTGTACATAACACTCACCTTGTTCCTGTTGAGGAATAGACTGTGTGAACATAAGCATAAAATCACACACTTGATATACTTCGATTGCTTTACCTATATTTTGTTCATCTGCAATTTCTTTGTTGTACCCACTATTATGGGTATAAATTCCATTAGCAAAAAACATATGTGTATCTTCTACAACAATATCAACAGTAGGCTGTTCTCCTAGTAATTCGATACTTTCTATTTCTTCAAGTCTTAGATTTTCTAAATTTAACATAAAATTCATTTTAAGGTTTATAATTTTCTTTAATAAAATTTAAACATTTTAATAAAGTGTTTAAATTATCTTTTAAATACTCTTCTTGTGTAACTTCGAGAATTGAATAGCCTCGATTTTGCAAGTGTTTAACACGTAACTTATCTTTTTCTTGAACTTCTTTAAAACTATGCCAATAAGTTCCATGAAATTCGATTATACAATTGCCGATTTTAAAATCAACAAAAATTACTGTTAATCCATCCTTCCATATCTTAAACATTTGTTCTTCGTTTAATTCGGCAAATAGACATTTGTTTTTTAAATCTTCTGGAAGATTCTCGTAGATATCCCAAAATAATTTTTGGGATATTTTACTATAATGAATAGAGTTTTTTTTTGCCAATGCGGTTTTTTCACACCACTCTATATAACGTCTATATCCTTCTTGTTCACCATATTTTTGTATACAAGCGTCTAACCCCATTCCCCCATGTCGACAATGGCTACACTTAATATTGTAACGTTTCAATCCCTCTTGTTCTCCGTATTTTTTTATGAAATAATTTAAACTTCCCCTGTCCATAGATTTACAATACTCTGCCCACTTTAATTCACCGTCTACAACACCGTATTTATTAATATAATATTGTTTAGAAAACCTGTATTTTTGTTTTTGATTTCTTTCGTGCCACTTATGTAATCCCTCTTTTTCTCCGTATTTTTTAATATACTCCTCTATTGTTCTTCCATTACTTTGCTTTAAACCACTTTCTTTGCGCTTTTGATAAGATTCTTTGCGCTTTTGTTGATAGGAATCCCATTTTATTTTTCCTTCTTTTTCTCCGTATTTTTTTATAAAAAAATCTAGCGTTGCTTGTCCTTTTTTGCGATTACAAAATTCATTATATTTTCGTATTCCTTCTGTTTGTCCATACTTAAAAATATATACTTCTTTTGAGTGGCCTTTGAGAAAAATATCTTGTTTATATTTTACTTTACCATAATCTTCTCCATATCTAGCAAGATATTTTTCTAACAAAGTAGCTTTTTTATTATATACTATTCCAATACGCTGTACCCAATTATCGTTTACATTATACTTAATGAATTCTGGTATAATTTTATAACGAATCTGTTGTGTAAGCGGCATAATAGATTCCAACACATCTTTTAACTGTTGTTTTTGTGTTTCAGTTAAAGTAAGATAAATTGGGTTTTTTGCTCTTTTTAAAAATAAATCTAAATTCATTGTTTAGGTTGCTTTTCAACTAATCTTTCCTTTTTAAATAGAGTTGGTTTCCAACCTCAAGTCCGTTTTTAATACTTTTTAATCCATCGGGGGTAGGGAACTCGTGATTAATTGAACATATAATTTCTTCACCGCTTTTCATTTTTATTTTATATACTGGTTGTTTTTCAACCGGGTACACTTTTAAAACTTTTTTAAACCCTTCGTGAGTTAAAATTAACTCACCTTCTTTTAAGTCTTTAAGTAATTTAGTTCCATCTGGTGTTTCTACTTTAGTGTCAAGAGATAAACACCTGTTTTGTTGGAAAGCGCACCAAATGGGAATCTGTTCTTCCTTAGCTAAATCTCTTAATTCTTCTGCCAGATATTCAAATTTATCATTTGAATTAGTAAATTTTAAATGTAATGGTGCTTTAACTTGATTAAGTCCATCAACAATAATAAGTTCAGGAAAAAAATTATCTGCTTTCATTTCATCAATTAACATTTTTAACTTATCTACATAAGCGTCAATTGACTTTAATTCAATAAGTTTTATATTTCCTTTAAGCTTATCTATTTTTTCTTTTATTAATAAAGGGTGTTCTTTTAATAATTCTTGTTGCAAATTAGATAAATTTGCAATAGCTCTTTGCATTAATTGTACACCGTCTGTTTCTAAACTAAAATAAACGACTTTTTTACCATCTTTAGCTGCTCCTTGTGCTAGAGAAACTAAATAATTGCTTTTTCCGAAGTTTGATTGAGCTACTACAATACATAAATTTCCAGCACCTGGACCACCTTGTGAAATTTTATTAATAGAAGGTAAATTAGTAGGTACGGGGATATTTACTTTTTCTTGTAATACTAAATTGTAATCCTTCTTTAAATCATATTCTTTTACTCCTGTGTTTACAGGTTTATATTTTACAAAAGAAACATTGCGCGCTTTTTCAAAATCTCCTTTAAGTATTAATGCTGTTTCTTCTTCTATTTTTTTTAAAGCAAATTTAGTAAAACAAAACTTTTGAGCTTCTTGTTGAATAAATTCTCTATTAGATAGGTTAGCTTTAATAATTGAATCTAAAGTCATCAAATAAACTTTAGCAGATACTATTTCATTATCTGTTTCAATAATCATTTTTAAAGTTTCAAAATCTGGCACACTATGATAAGTATTCATATAATCTAATATCATTCTACAAATATTTTGACAATAAATGTTATCAAAATATTCTGGAGATAATATTAGTCTAATATTATTAGCAAAAGATCGATCTTGGATTAATAAAGATAAAAGTGCTAATTGAAACTTTTGTCCGTATTTACTAAAATCTTTATCTAATGTTTCTTGTATTTCTTTAATTTCTGTCATTTACTTAAATCTGATTAGTTTTTTACAAACATAAAAGGCCTTACCCAAGAATCAAAATTACCTAAAATACTATCTAATTGGTTTTTACTGCAAAAAAATTTAAATGCAAATTTCGAAAAAGTTTTGTTTTGTTGCTCTTCTTCTTGTTGTTGAATTAATTCTCTAGCAGACAAAGAAACATTATCAGGCTCTAATACCATTAATTTATACATTAGATGCATTTCTTTTTTATTTTCCTTTAGTTTTAACAAAGTTTTATTTTCTTCTAATAAATCTATTTGTTCCCAAAAATCACCTATATCTATAAAAGGTTTTGTAGTAAAATCTATATGTTTAAGTAATGTCTTATCACCTATGCCTTTTATTCCTTTTAATTTGTCAGAAGAATCTCCAATTATTGCCCTATAATACGGAAAGTTTTCAGGAATAACATTGTATTTAACTCTTACTTCTTCAGGAGTATATAAAACTTTTTGCTGAGGAGACCATACATATATATTTTCTCGTACTAACTGTAAATAATCTTTATCAGTACTACAAATAATATTTAAAGCAGCATTGTTTTTACCAACTAGATAAGTAATAATATCATCTGCTTCGTAATAAGGAATAGTTAATATTGTAACAGGAAGTTGTTTTAAAGCATTAATTAATAACCCCATTTGATAATCTTCGTTAGAGACAGTTTCTTCTATTTCTCCTGCTCCTAATTTAATATTTACACTTCTGTGTTTACGACCTCTTTTATCTTTATAACCTGGATATAAAGATTTACGTCTCTGTCCTGCTGATAAACCATCAAAAACATAATATACTTTATTCGGTTTAAATTTATCAATTACTTTTTGTAAAAAATTAATACTTCCAACATATCCTCCTATAGGCTCAGCATTAGAATCTTTAGCTGTATTACGACTATACATTTGATAAAAAATATTATAGCCATCAATATATAAAATACGTTCCATTTATGTAAGATGAAAAAAAGGGAGAAACAAACATCTCTCCCTTTTAAAATTATACTTTTATTTTGAATTAATCCGTAATTTCAGGATTCTTTTCTTCAATAATATCTATTGAATTGGTGTCACTATTGCGAATAAAGCCCCTAATAATTACTTTTTTAATTGTTTCGTAAGCTTCTGGATCTTCTAATATTTCATCAAAATTAGATCTTTGGAATTTTTTGTTATGATATTGAGGTAGTGGAAATTTTTCTGTAATCGTATACCACGAACCACCTCTTGTTACATAACCGAGATTTGTTAAATAAGTAATCCATTCATTATACTCATTTATTCCACTACTAAAATCTAATTGAAAATCTACTCTTCGTTGCGGTGGTCCAAGTTTATTTTTATCTGTACGAATTGAAACCTCTGCTCCAATTGCAACATCTTCACCAGTGGCATGTTCCTTAACAGTAATTAATTTTTTTCCTAATAAACGTAAGCGTAGAGTAGCGTAAAATTTTAACGCATTACCCCCTGGAGTATATTTAGTATCACCTCCCATTACTCCTAGTTTATCACGCAATTGATTAATTACTATTAAACAGGCGTTAGCTTTATGTAAAAAAGGTAAAATTCTTTTTAATGCTAATCCTAGAATTTTTGCAAATTCTCCTTGTGTATTCATGTTATAATCATACGTACCTTCTACTAATTTTTTAGATTTAATAGCTGCTAACGAATCAATTACAACCAGTGTAGGTTTTTTCTTCATTGTTTCAGAACTTGCAATCACAGTTAGGTTTTTTTCCAACGCATCAAAAATATCTTCTACCAAATCTAAATTAGAGTAAAGTATTTTACTAGTATCTACGCCATACGCTTTCATTAACTCGTCTGAAGCTGCATTTTCCGCATCAATAAAAATAGCTAAACCACCCATTTTTTGAGTATTAGCCATTGCTTGAAAACAAATAGAAGTTTTTCCATAAGCTTGTTCTCCATATAATTCTACTATTCTACCACATGGCCAACCTCCTACTTCTTTATTTGAAATAATAGTATCTAATGCAATAGATCCTGTTGGGATAAATATTTCCACAGTTGATCCCAATTCTTCTTCTCCAAACATAGCACTTTTAGGCTGTAAAGCGTTATGTTGCTTGACAAGTTGGCTTAACAAGCTATCTAATGAGTCTCCTTTACTAGATGTTTCAGGAGACTCTGTTGGTTTATCTTTTAATTTAGACATATGATTTAATAATTTATAGATTAATATTTAGATTGTTAAAATATTATTAGAAGATTAATCGCGCAATGAATCTAATTTACCTTTTTTAACAATTGTAACAGGCTCTTCTTCTTCTGCGTCTGTATCTGTAGCGGCGATATCATTATTAACACGCTCTAAATATTGTTCTAATGCTTTCATTAATTCATCAGCTGGCATTTCATATGTAAACACTTCAGTAAGTGGTTTAATTTGTTCTGCCCAAATTTCATTTTGAGAAGCTGTAAATGCCTTAGGTAATAATTTCTTATCTAATTTATACATAGACATAGGATCGGCTTCTTTGTTATAATTTAAAATAACTTTTTCTGGTTGATTTATATCATAAAATGGAACTTCACCTTCTTCTAAATTTAACAACCAAGTTTCAAATTGTGATAAAACTGTTTTTCCATACCCCCACCATTGTACACCCTCATCAATATTATCTAAATCAATTACTGGTGAGAAATAGCGAATTTTTAATTCTAAAGGTTTCCAAATATTAAAATTACCTCTCCAGTCTTTAGCTTTTAAATCATCTACAACTGAGCAAATAATACATTCTTCACCTTTATTGTGTTTTACACAAGCTACATCTCGCCAAGCTTCTGCTAATAGATTTTTATGTGTTCCCCATTCATTAAAAGGGTCTCCGGTAAAAGGCGTTGGTAAAACTAATAAATTGTTTTTACCTGGTTTTGGTTTAAAAAACTTTGCAGTTTGTTTTTTTTCTGTTCTTGCGTTAGCTGAACTCATTCGTGCTAAACGCGCAAGCGTTGCTTGCAAATCATTTACTGGTTTTGTCATTGGATAAAAAATTAAAAGTTAATAAATAAAAAAAATATAAAATAAAAAAATTAAAAAAAAAATTGATTAATTATGAGAAGAGATTTTTTGCAAAAGATTTTCACCTTCTTTAATAGAAAGTTGCTTTCTCTCTTTTTCAAGTTGAATCAAAACTTTAGTCCAATTGGCTAATCTTTTTCTATAACCCGATAAGGTCGATTCAGTGGGGTTTTTAGGCAAACGAGGCGGTTTGTTACGATAATTAACTTTGTTTGCTCTGAAAGTTAAATTTCCCAATTCTTTTTTATAGGAAACTATAAGATCGTTAATAGTAGAATTCATAATAATAAAAATAAAAAGTAAATAATAAATAAAAATAAAAAGTAAAAAAAATAAATAAAAAATTAAATAATAAAAGTTATAGTAAATATGTAAAATAATAATACAAATATCAATAGTAAATAGTTAAAATCTATAATTTTTGTACAAAAATATCTTCTATAAAAGAGAATAGTTTTTGTTTAGTGTAAATACCCTTCCATTGTGGTAAAAGATAATTTAATCCTAATTCTTTAGCAATTTCCACCACAGTAGAATATGCTAAAGAGTAATTGTTATAACTAACAGATAATAAGTAAAATTTGCCGCGTTTATATAAGAATAAATAACTATATAAAGTGTATATATTACCTTTTGTAATCACTTTATCAATTATCTTTTCTACAAATAATTCAACTTTTTTGCGCTCGGTAACCCCAATGTTTTCTAAACTTACTTTAGGGTTTAAAATGTTTAATTTAGGATCTAATTCTAATTGAATTCCTATAAGTTTTTTTTTCATAGGTAGAAAATGTACTACAGCATTAGATCCTTCTTTTAAATCTAATGCCAAATATCTTTGTGGTTGTTTAATAATACTCATTTATAAAGCTCTCAAAGAAAACCTAAAAGTCTTTAGTTTTTAGAATAAATTTGGGTATATTTTTTTAAAAAAAAAGTACAAATAATTTAGTTATTGTTTTAAAATTATATTATTTTTACATATATAAAACCTTCCATATTCAAGGTAAATAGAATATGAATTACAATATTGTAATTGTTATACTGGTTTAGTTATTGATATTAAAATATTATCAAGATAACCAACTTGCTCCCGTGAACGAGCCATTAGTAATAAGCACTAATGTATTGCAAATTAAATTTTGCAGGAAACTTATAATTCTTTAGATTATAGGTAGTTCACAATCTCCAAATACGTCTTTGTTCTTTTATTTGTTGTACTTGTCTTAATCTTTCAATATCTAATTGATATTTTTTTGTTCTAAAGTATAAAAAACACTTATGTGAACAAAATATATTAGGGCTTTTTCGCAAACGTACATTTAATTGATAAGGTTTTAAATAAAATTGTTTTTTACAAAAAACATTACTGCATGTACATAATATTATTTTCTCTCTTGGTGTTCTTCTTTTTGATGGGATTAGTTTTTTATAATCCCATTTACATCTATTTGAGCAAAACTTTGCCTTATATTTAAAATGTTTGCAAGGCCTAACAAAAAATTCTTTTCCGCAATTTGCACAGTTTTTTTTTATTTTAGGCTTAGCAGGAATAGGCATTATTGTTTTTCTCTTTATTGTAAATTAAATTTAAAGTAAATAGAAATTAAAAACAATGGATGTAATTAATAGATTTATTCTTTTAAATAAATTAAAAGAGAAATTAACTGTTTCAATAGATGATAATACATTATCAGTTATTTTGCAACAATTAGATAAACTTAATGCTTTAAACGATAATTGGACTGAAAATAACAATTCTACTATAAATACTAACACTGATAATATTAATAATTCAACTGAAAAATCAGAAAAGTTATCTAAAAACAAATTACCACAATCTTTTCATTTAAAAACACCTTTGTTTCAAGGACAAGTACATCTATCTATAGATGAAGGAATGTTTTGTTATAAAGACGATTGGGATAATATTCGCCTTTATGATAAAACAGAAAAAGGATTATTAAAAAAAGTGCAAAAATATAGTTAATTAAGATAGATCTGTTTCATGTGAAACATTATCAAAGTCTATAGGTTTATACCCTTTAGATTGTAATTCTTTGTTTTTTTGTCTAATTAAAGCATTTTGTTTTAACGCTAATTGTCGTTGTTTTAGTTTTAAAGGAGTAATTAAACTATACATATCAGGATTAAAAGATCTTAAAGAAACTTCTTTAAATTCTTTTAAATTAATATTATTCCATTTAACTTTCCCTACTACTATTTTATCCCCTTTGATAAAAAAACAAAAACTTATTTGGGTATTATTTTTTATATAACACCCAAATAAAGGATTAATCGTATAATTATTTAAAGCTAATATTTTTACAAATTCCTCTTTTGTCATAATATTAAAAATCTAATTGTATACTAATTATTAAATCGTTAGTGTTAGTTTTTTTAATTGGGGGATTGACTTTACTATAAATATAAGGTGTATCTATTAAGCTTCCTGACATATCTTTAACTAATAATTCTATTTCTGAAATTAATTGATATGGTATTAAAGGTTCGCCAGGTTTATAGCTTGGGTTTAAAGTACTATTCCATTTATTTGCTGGAATTGTAAATTCAAATGTGGCAGTATATTTTGTAGCTGCTTCTTGATAACTTACAATCCCTAATAACCAGTCTCCATTACCAGTATATAATGTTTCTGGCAAATTAGTTACTTGATATATTTTTTGACTATTAACATTATATAAATCATATTTTGGATTAGCTGGGTTATTATTGGTTAAAGAATTAGCTAATGATACTAATGAATTATAATAAGATTTTGTATACGTCTTAGAATGTGTTGGGTTTTGTACCCCGGAAAGATCTTTTAATGTTTCATTGCCTAAAACTACAACATCTTCAATACTCGCTGGAGTATATAAATTTGTTTGTGATTGGGTATATTTACCTATTATTACTTCATAATGATCTGCATCAAATCCTTCGGAATTATTTACATCTATTAAATGAGTTAATGCATTAAATTGTATAGTTACATCTGCAGAAGGATTACTACTAACAGCTCCTTGATAAGAAAAATTAAAAGGAACTACTTTAGAATAAGGAGCTGTAGCATAATGCTTCCCTTTTAATCTATAAGTTATAAAATATTCATATGGTAATCTTGTACCAGCAACTATACCGCCTCCTAAATATTGATTGGTTATATTAACTGGAATTGTTAATAAATTATCTACAAATAATTCAAAAGTATTGTTAGATAATACGTTAACATAATAATAACTTCCTGGAGAAGTATTAGCTTCTGCAGTACCTAAAACCCCATTAATAATAACCTGATCACCTGTTTCTAAATTATGATTACCAACAGTTGTAATTATTTTACTAGAAATATCAATATTAGAAATTAATACTGGATTAGTTGGTGTAGGTCTACTAGCGTTATTAGCATTACTTATTTGCAATGGTGCTAAGGTATAATTTCTATTACTATTATATGATAAAGCAGTTGCTAGTTCAGCATCATCTATAACGGCAATTCGCAAATCATAAAATACCCAACCTACTCGCGCTGTATTATTAGAATATTTTAAATACAACGCACTGTATTTATTAACCCCATTAACATCAGTCAATATCCACGAACCAGTATTAAACGGATCAATGTTTGTTAATATAACAGGAGTCTTTTCACCATCTATTAATACACAAGGTAAATGTATTTCAAATTTTCCTAATCCACTATATATTCTATCTTTTATTTCTTTTGAATAATCTAAAATAATAAAAGGAGTTTTTTCTGGATTAATAATACCACTTAACAACTCTTTAACTCCTAACAATTCAGCTCCCCTATAATTAAGATAATTAGTTCTACCTGGAAAATCTAATACTCCTGTATATTCATACGGATCTCCTAATAATTGTTGACGATTTACTTCTTTTAATTGCCAAGTATCTGTTAATAATTCTCTATTAACCGTTGACCCTTCTCTGTTTAATAAAACCAACATATAGGTTTCTGTCAATATCGGCTTAAAACTTTTATCTAATGTTAAAGTGTATTCTGTATAAGGTGTTGATAACGATAATGGATTATTAATTGCAGATACATTTTCTATTTTAAAAACGTATGTTTCTGATTGGCTGTAATTTTTAAAGTTATTAAATCCGTCAGTAGAAGATCCTACTTGTACTGGATATATATTAGAAAAAAATCTTTGAATTACTAAAGTATCCCCAATTTTAGGAACTATATTAGGATCGCTTATAGGTACAACAATTTGATTAGAATTATTATTAATAACTTTAAATTCTCCTAAATTTGGATTAGAAACTGTAGTATCTACTGATGCATATACTCTTAAAGGAGTAGTATATACTTCATCCCAAAAATATTCAAATTGTCTTATATTAATAATACCAGTATAAGATAAAGTAGTTAATGAACTGTCAAAATTAATATCAAAAACTGTATAAGTAGGAGAAGAAGCGGTTGAAACAATTTTATATACACCAAATGGCATTCCATTAATATTACCACCTGAAGGAGCATGTATTTCAATATAACTACCTACTGGTAAATTAAAAGGAGTATCTATTTCTAATTGAGTAGTAGATCCTGAAATAATATTAATTAATGTTGCTTCTAAACTATTTCTCAATTCATATATCCCTTTAGTTCTATTTCCTGATAATGTTTCTATATCTGTTACATTAACATTAACAATATCACAAGAATGTATTTGTATTTGTCCAGGATCAACAATTGGATTTCCACCATGATATAACATAGGAGGAAATACTTGGTCTAAAATTATATCATTTCCAAAAATAGTTGAATTTTGAGTTAATGAAAATTTTAAATCTTCTGGATTAGCAACTGGAACATTATTAACAATTACTTGTTGATAATTGTTTTGATTATTATTGG